ACAGGGCCAATACCTTTTAGTCCTGGGATGTTGTCAACACGATCACCAGTAAGAAGCTGAATATAGAAATTCCTTATCGCGGCTTCCTCAGTAACGTGATACATATCTCTCTTAACGAAGTTGTAATGCCACCCTCTTATCATATCTAAATCTTTATCAATAGTCATAATACAACTGGAATCTTCTGGTAGCTCATACGCTTTGATTCCCATTGCATCGTCAGCTTCTTGACCATCTATCAACTCAAAGTCCCACTTAGATATAAGATACTCACGCAGAGAATCGTAGTGTTCCGGTCTTCTGGCTTCCTTACGATTCCCCTTGTAAGCTTGTTCAGTAGCAATCTCTATTCTATAGTTTTTCTTCCCTGTCAAGTAACCTTGGTAAGAGTCAATACCACTTACTCTAATTAGGTTCTCAACGAAATGACCCATACGAGATAAAGCAAACTTCTCCTCATCAGGTTCATTAGTAGAGAATCCAATCCTATAGACTAGAATATCTCCGTCAATGAGTGCCTTAGCATTGTTCATTGACATAACCACTTAGAGAGGGTTGTCCATATCAACAGTACTGACAGGCCCAGTGTACTCAATGAAGTTAGTAACCACTATCCTCCCAACCCCAGTGCCTACACCAGTACCACCTTCAAAGTTCCAAGTGTAAGGCTTGATAGTTGCTATGGCTTTCGAGCCGTTCGCTATCTTCCCTTCTACTGGTGTTCCATCCTCAAACTCTGCTCTGATGGGAAACTTCTTAGACTTAACCGTGACATAAAAACCTTTATCCGGTTTATCATCTTTTACTTTGACACCCATCTCTTTAAGAGTGCTTACAGCAGCATCAGATAGATTACATAGATCAATCTGGTACTTGTGGCTGCGTGGGTTTGGTTCATCAAGAAAAGCCCACATGAGTTCTGCGTTTACTACTACTGGTTTTAAGTTAGCCATATATTTCCTTTTAGTGTGTTGATGCCCAGTTGATTCCTACCTTAAACTCGCCATCAAGGGGACATCGAAGCCCAAGAGCAAGCCCTGCTTCCCTAATAGACTGTACGCCAAGTTCACCTACAGTATTAGAAAATTCTTCTGTTGTTTCTATTTGCCATTCATCATGTACATTAGCTACAATCGAAGCGTCTATCTTACCACGTTTTAACTTGTTTGTCAAGAGTATTAATGCTTTTTTCATAACTACCGCACCAGCTCCCTGTAGTAAAGTATTCAATGCAGCATGCTGAGAGCGCACCATTAAACGTCTACCATCAAGACCAGGAAGCCAACCTTTCTGAGATAGTTTATCTACCTTCTCCCTCAGTGCTTTTAGAGCTGGTGTGTTCTTTAAGAAGCTGTTAATTAAATTCTTACCCTCACGCTTACCACCACCCACAATAGACCCTATCTTATCAGGGCCAGCACCATAAAGAAAAGCATAGATGAACGTCTTGGCTTGGTCTCTGCTGGTAAGACCTGCTGCAACCATATTAGCGGTGTGGATATCACCACTCAATATCTCTTGAGTGTATGACTCGTCCCGCATATAGTGTGCCAACATTCTTAATTCTAACCCGCTTGCATCCACTCCACACAAGACCTTACCTTCATCTACTATCCAAACAGACCTACACTCCTCACCGTAAGGGCTGGAGACACTAGGCACTTGGGCAAGATTAGGTTTTGAATGGCTCATGCGTCCAGTGATACACCCATTGGTGACGATCTTACCGTGTACCCTGTCGAAGTTATCCGCATAGTCAAGCCATTTTTCAGCTTGAGTAATCCTTTTTTGTAGAAGTAAGAACTCTTCGAACAGTCTAGCTTCAGGTCTTTCAATAGTCTCCAATACTCTCTCATCTATTATCACCGTTCCTTTATCTGTGTGTTTAGTAGGTGTCCATCCGAGGACTGTTAATCGTTCTGCTATCTGCTTACGTGAGCCAGGATTAAATATCTCTACTTTATCTTTAAGTCTTTTACCAGTCTTCTCACTAAAACGAATAGTAGTGATAGGTTTGAATACTAACTGTAGTTCCTCCTCTATCTCTGCTAATCTTTTCTTCCAGTCTGTTAGAAGGAAAACTGTTTGTTTAATGTCTAACTTGAATCCTTTATCTTCTTGTTCCTTGACGGCAACAGCGACTTGATGTTCAAGGGTAGAGGATTCACCCCACTCCAGTAGATCAGCAGTAAGATTCTCATATAGTGTAGCGGTGACCTCAACGTCTTGGATACAGTACTCAACCATCTCATAACTCAGACCTCCATCGAAAGCTGTGAAGTCTCCTTTGTGCTTGCCGAGCCGTAGACCCCATGATCTTAGCGAGTGACCTGACTCGATTACTGGGTTTAAGAGCCTTGACATTATCAAGGTATCTCTCAACTGGTCTGAGTCTATCGTCAAATTCCAGAGCTTCCTTAACACTGGTGCATCGAACCCTATGATGTTGTGACCAATCAAGATATCGTCTGGTCTTAGATATTCTTGTAATGCGCTCGCTACTGTCCATGTCTTTATCTCCTTAGTGTCTAAGTCTTTAGTTACAGCACACCATATTCTGGTGGCATCAAGTCCATCTGTTTCTACATCAATAATTATTTTTCTCATGTTTGTAAGTATAACCCAAAGTTACCCAGGCAAAATCCTATGAAAGTTATTGACATAGAAACCTGACCCTTCGTGAACAGATCAATAGCTATCCCTAAATAAACAAAAGCTATCGCTAAGATTAACCAGCTTGACATATTGCTCTCCCTATTAGTTCTGGTATCTGTGGTACTACTGCATTCCCTAAATGTTTAAGTCTGTCCACCCGTCTGGGAACCCCATTAGCCACTCGACCCACTGCGGGTTCAGTTTGCCACCAGCGTGTGTTGCAAGCGTCTTTGAGTTCCTTGCTAATTCTGCTGGAGATTTCCCGTTGTCCGCTGTTGGGGTAGGCCATAACTTCTGATGTCTCACTTGATCCTGTAATCTCAGTTGTCTCTGATGCCCTGACTCTCTTTTCCAGTTGCCCTTCGCCATCTCTTCCAATACTTCCTGAGATACTGTCCCTCCTTGTATTGTCTCTGGGGTACGCCACAATCCAGACTCTATCCCGTCGGTGAGGCGCACCAATGGAAGCAGCGGTGATACAATGCCACTCCGCATCATACCCGATCTCAGAGATTTCCCTGAGGACTTGATCCAATCCTCTAGAGCGAAGGGCTGAGACGTTTTCGATGATGACATACTTCGGCTTGATTTCTTTGATGAGCCTGTGGAACTCTGACCAGAGTCCTGATCTTGCACCTTCAAGTCCTGCTCCTTTCCCTGCGAGGCTGATATCTTGGCATGGGAATCCTCCGCAAATAACGTCAATTGTTTCTTCAATGTATTCTCCTTTAAGTGTTGTTACATCTTCAAATATAGGTACATCAGGCCAATGCTTCTGTAGAACCTTGTGACATTTCTTATCTATCTCACAAAAAGCAACTGTCTTCATACCGGCACGCTCCAGTCCTAAACTAAAACCACCAATACCACTAAACAAATCTAGTACATTCATAGTGCATTCTCCTCTTCTTCATCTAATCGTTGGTGCATCCTACCACTCTTCATATCATAAAGCAAGCGTCCTGACGGCCCTACCTGACCAGAGTAACGATTCTTCAGAACACGCACTCTGGTTGAGTTACGCTCAATGGGGTCAGGGTCTTGACTAGAGCGTTCTAATCCGATAACCATATCAGACAACTGAGCGATAGAGCTAGAGCCTCTGAGGGCTGATATAGCCACCTGTGCGCCATCCTCAAAGCCTTTACCATCAGGTCTTTTCAAATGAGACACTAAGAATAGTGCAATGCCTGTCTCTTGAACCAACATCCTGAGCTTAGTCATAATCTCATCAATTGCCTTCCGTTCATCCGCATTATCCTGTGCTGATACTAGTATGGAAATATGGTCTAAAAAAACGTATGAACAATTAAGGGCTTTAGCAAAGTATCGGACGTTGTTAACAATAGACTCAATGTCGTTAGAACCAAAGTGATCGTAGAAATAAATCCTGTCATCCTTGAGCATGACATTGTACGCATCCTCCAAATCTTCAGTAGTCACATCAGTTCCTGGTAGATGTATCGGCTTATCTAAATGTAAAGACATCAATGATCTAGCAGTTCGATCTGTACTTTCCTCAAGAAACATGATTCCGAGATTGGCATCAGTCTGGTTAAAGATACTGTAGATCAACTCTTTTACAAACTGACTCTT